CTGTGATTCATTAATATTGATCAGAACGATGTTGTTCGAGACGTTCTGTCGGGATTCTTAAACTGGGATCCTCCGTGGAAATTGCGGTCCCGATTACGGTCGCCGCTTGTTCGCACGTGCTCTTTCCCACCATGGCTGCTTCGCTGACCTGTATTTTGTCGATCAGATCTCGGGCTTCGCTGTCGCTTATCCCTACGATCGTCAACAATTCCTCGCTGATGAGGTGTTTCTGGACGGTTGGTTTGCCCAGAAGCGCGCTGGTCGCGTTGTGGAGTCGTTCGCGAACCTTTGCGATGACTGTTGTCATCGAAGATAGGTCCTTTGACACGGTGGCTGGGGCTGCCGAGGCCATTAATTGGATCGTTTGGCTGTACATCATCAACATTCGGTCTATATTTCTTGCCTGGTGTTGGATTAGCTCGTTTAAGATTGTTTGCTCGCTCATAATTGAATTTACGAGGGTCCACCCCTCCTTCAGCTGGTAAAGCGTCAGCATCAAGCGTGCCCTTATACGGATTGGGTTGCTCGTCACGGTTCATTGTGATCTTGGAGGCGAACAAGTCATTACAAGTCCGCAAGAAAGCGGATTGTTCACGAATGACTTCTTCACTAAAACCCGTTCTCGCAGCCATAACTTCAATCATGGCAGGGACATCTTGTACTTGTTGGGGCCAGGCCCCCCCTGTAGTTAACCAATAAGGTTTTTCCTTATCAACCGATTTACGCATTCTCCGCACTTCCTCCGCCTCAGCAGTTGGTTCGAGGATGCGGACGACCATATTTGCATATTCACTGATGATTGGTGTTAAACCATCAGTCACCAAATACCCAGAAACACGATCAATGGCCGCAGATGAAAGCGGAATATTAGGATCGCGACTAGTAAGATGCAATTTACGCATCGTACGAATGGGGTCTTGGAAGCTAGTAATCGAACTAGTTGGTCGTGGGAAGACTCTCGCTAGAAACGTGACACCAGTTTCAGGAAGAGTTGATTCCAGTTTGAGGTCCATGCCTATGGCGACGGCAGCTGCACTAAATGCTTTGCCGAACTGTTTGTCAAACAGTGAATCGTCACCAAAGGCTAAACCGATCAAACGATAAGCGTGGTCAGGGGTTAACTCGGGGAGTGTATTGCGAACAGCGCAATATTGCAGGAAGCCGTTAAGAACGGTGTTGAGGTCACAGGTCGTTGGGGAACCACTTTTAACCCCAACGCCGGGATCATAACGAAAGCCAAAGCTCTTTGCACGAGCTGGACAAGCGATCAGCATATCTGTCAAAGTTGTTAACTTACTCATATATTCCAAACGGAAATAACGATGGTAAACAGCGTTCATGACATGACGTTGGGCCCACTCGGAAACTGATCCGTCAAAATTGCTAAAATCACCTTCTAGTGGCACCGCTACATTTGAGCAGTACTCGACGACTTTCTCAGCAATCTGACGTGGAGTTAATCCGGGGCAAAACCAATGATGGTTTCTTTCGTCATGCAACACATCATCACGGAATTTAAGAGTGAATTGTGACAGAGTTAATAAAAACCGCATATCCGGGAAAGATGAAATAATTCGACCGGGTTTGTTAGTCGGTTCATTTTTCAGGAAACACTCGATCATACGTCGAGCAGGCATTTCTGCAGTCTCCCAAATCTGCTTGATCGCTAGAACTTGAGTTGGTTTATCCAACATAGCAGCGGTTTCTTCCAAGTCGTATGGTATTCCTTCGTGTGGTACAGGAACGACACAACGCACGAATTCCTCGCAATAGTTTTGGTATTTGCGAGGTGGGGTTTTATTGTTTTTAACGTGCGTGATACGCGCATCAATCGAGCAACTCAAACTTTCCCAACGTTTGATCATCGGGACCATGTTCTCATCGCTAACTAATGGCTTGGAATATGACCGGAAACTAGTCTTAGCTTCGTCGGCTTCCATGGCAGCTGGCCAGTGGACAATAGGGCCAATAGGTTTTATGACCCTCGGACATTGCGGTAGGGTTGGCACAGTTTTATTGAAATATTGCATGACCAAAGCGAGGTCAGCAGGTTTATGATATTTCATGCCAATCATCCTACTTGTGACTGATGTCGCAGCACTCAAGCCCATAAGGACGTCGTAATCCGTTTTATAGAGCGTTGTAGTAGCATCTTCACCGGCTCTACCCAGATTGATCATGAGTTCATTCTCCGAATCAATCCAGGTAATTGAATTCCAACCAGGCGTACGTTTGTCCATATAATCTACATGACTCAACGAACGAGAATTAATCTCTTTCGGTAACCATGCGATTTCCCAATGGGAATGTTGTGGGATGGTCCAAACGATTGCTCGGTCGGTGACAGCGTTGAAAGGCCGGGTATGATGCACTTTGTGATAAATCACGTGGTGCAAACCAATCAATGATAACAAAAATCGCTTGATGTTATTTGGGTAACGGAACTTCACGAATTCACCAGGACTAGTCCAATCATAGACTTTATGGGACCAATTGGTCCCGCCACTAACTTCATATGACACTTCATTGTTCACAATACGATAAGGGGCATCCCCATCGACCCCTGCAACTTGCCGGGGTTGAAATGTATAGAAGATTGATGGTATAGGGCGACCCAACCAGGGTCGAAAGTCTCGGACATAATAGTCGATATCTATCCCCATCAGAATTGACTTGGTAGGGATATCGTCATTCCTTACGCGTTCTTGCAAATCAGCAACCGCATAATGTAAGTGCGTGCTATAATCGCGATCAACGGAATGACAACTGGGAGAAATTTCGTAAACACTGTAACCGGCAGCCAGAATAGCATTTGTCATAAGATGCCTTGCAGCATCACGACTTGCGCCGGAAATTTTGTGTCCATTATCTTGCGTTCTCTGAGGTTGAAAATTTAAAAGAGAATGCATAGGTTCCCATGTGACACGATGGTCACAACGAGTTTTGTCAACGACATATCTTTGCAATGTCCTTGCAAACAAATTGTTACTTGCCGCGGTATACGGACCAATTACCGTATATCTCACGATTTCGTGCCTGTTACGCCAAGAATAGATGGCAACAACTAGCACTCCAGAGGTGACGATCAGCGATTTGATCGTGACTTGGGTGTCAAAAAGCGCGAAAGAAAAGTTTTTCACAAGATTCATT